CCCGGTTCTGGCCCGCGGCTGGTGCGCTGGCCATTACGCGGTCGGCGTCGATAGCTCCAAGGCTTTCAAGGGCCAGACGACAAGCGCCGCGCCGTTCTTCACGCGGCACGAACGGATTGAGCGGAACCGGCCGAACCGGAGGGAAACCGAGCGGACTGTGTGGGATGAAGCCCGCCAGAACGCGGCGTGACCGTCGCCCAAGAAATCCGCACGGCGATGCTGATGGCCGACGTCATCCGCATTGAGACCGCCCGGATCGAGGGCTCCCTCCGGGCGATTCGGGACGCGGCCGGGATGGCCGGAGCCCAAGCCGCTGCAAACGCCGCCCTCGCCCGGGTCTGCCGGGCTCACATGAACGACAACGACGGATGGGTGACCTGATGAACCGCCTTCTTGAAATCTTCCGCTACGAACTGGCCCGCTGGCGTCTCCGCCGCGCCCTTCGGCCGATAGAGCGCCAGATCGCGGATGCGCGCAGGGACCACAAGCCGGTTCGCCACCTGATCCAGGCCAAGCGGGCGCTGGTCCTTTACGGGCTGCGGGGGTCGCGGTGAACGCCTCCCCCCGAAGCGCGACCCCGCTGGTCGGCACCTATATCTGCGAACCGTCCGTCTGTGCCCATGACCCGCGAACCGGGGACGGAAAGATCACGGGTGTCCATTGCTGGCATGAAAGCACCGCCCGCCGCCTCGAATGGCAGGGCGGGCCTAGCGCCAACGCCGCCGCCGATCTTGCGTCATGGAACGACCTCGGCCAGCGCCGGAAGCGCGCCGCATGACAAACGGAAAACAGGTCTGGATGGCCGAGCGTATCGACCGGAGCCGGGAGGCACCGCGCGCCAGGGCCGAACGCGCCGCCCGGGCGAGATTCCTCCGCATGACCGCCCGCCGGCTGATCCTGTCCGCCCTTGCCGACCTTCAAGACCCCGCCGAGAAGGCCGGGCTTCTGGGCTACCTGATCGACGTGGCCGCCGAGCAGCGCCACCCGATCATCGGACGGGTCGAGACGGCGACGGGGCTTAACAAGGTCGCCGCCGACGTTTGCGCGATCTTCCGGCTGGACCGCGCCGTCAAGAGCGCCGCGGCGGAACACGCCTTCGCCCGGATGACGAAGGCCGCCAACGACGGGGGCGCGGAATGACCGAGTCCCTTCCCAATGGCCCCTTCTCCTGCATCCTCGCCGATCCGCCGTGGCATCACGCCAGTCGGTCCCCGAAGGGCCAGACCTCGCGCTCGCCGTCGCGGCACTACCCGACAATGAGCCTGTCGGAGATCAAGGCTCTGCCCGTCGCGGAGATCGCGGCCAAGGACTGCCACCTGTTCCTCTGGACGACCGGGCCACACCTTCAGCAAGCCTTCCTCGTCATGAACGCTTGGGGGTTCCGTTACTCCTCCCTCGCTTTTGTCTGGGTGAAGCGCCGCAAGCAGCCGGACGGGGATCACGACGGCGTCCTGTTCATGGATCGCCGGGACCTGTTCACCGGCATGGGCTACACGACGCGCCAGAACGCGGAGCTAATCCTCCTCGGCCGCCGCGGCGCCCCGAAGCGGCTCTCCAAGAGCATCCACCAGATCATCACCGCCCCGCGGCAGGAACACAGCCGCAAGCCGGCCGAGGCGCATAGCCGCATCGAGCGATACTGCGACGGCCCCCGGCTTGAACTGTTCGCCCGCGCCCCGCGCACCGGCTGGACCGTCTGGGGCAACCAGACCGACAAGTTCGCGGAGGCCGCATGACCGAACAACGCGACAACGCCGCGCCAGGCCTCCCATCCAACGTCCCCGCCGAGTGCGATCTCCTCGGCGCGATCCTATACGACACCGGCCTGATGGAGCGGCTCCCCGACCGGCTGCGGGGATCGCACTTCTTCGAGCCGTTTCATCAGCGCCTCTTCGACGCGATCACCGAGGCGGTGACGGCAGGGCGGTCGGTCTCCCCCTCACTTCTGGCCGATACGTTCGCCGCGGACCCCGCCTTCCCCGACTTCGGCGGCCCGGCCTATCTCTTCGAGCTGCTGGACAAGGCCCCGGCCCCCCGCGTGGCGATAGACTGCGCCCGCTCGATCCTGGACCTCGCCACGCGCCGCGACCTCGTTCGGATCGCCGACCAGATCAGCGCGGAGGCGCTCGACCCCGAAAAGCCCGCGCTGGATCACGTCGCGGCGGCCGAGAACGCCCTCTTCACGCTGGCGGAGTCCGGGGAACAGGCCAAGGCGGTCGTCGCCTTCTCCGACGCCTTGGATGGCGCGATGGAAATGATCGAGGCCGCCTTCAAGCGGGACGGCAAGCTCTCGGGTCTGGCCACGGACCTGATCGACCTCGACCAGAAGCTGGGCGGCCTTCACCCCTCCGATCTCCTGATCCTCGCCGGGCGCCCTTCTATGGGCAAGACCGCGCTGGCCACCAACATCGGGTTCAACGTCGCCCGGGCCTATCGCGCCGAGGCCGACCCGGACGCGCCCCACGGCCGCCGGACAATCGCGGGCGGCCGGGTCATGTTCGCCTCGCTGGAAATGTCAAAGGAGCAGCTGGCCCAGCGCATCCTGGCGGACGCCTCGGGGGTCTCCTCCGACAAGATGCGGAAGGGCTATATCACCCGCGAGGACTTCGGCCGCATCCGCGAAGCCCGCGACCTGATCCGGTCGATCCCGCTTCACATCGACGAGACGGGCGGAATCCATATCGCCAAGCTCTGCGCCCGCGTCCGCCGGCAACACCGCCGGGAAGGCCTGGACCTCCTGATCGTCGACTATCTCCAGCTCTGCACGACCGGCGACGGGCGGGGCCAGCGCAACCGGACGCAGGAGGTGTCGGAGATCACCGGGGCGCTCAAGGCGCTGGCAAAGGAGCTGGGCATCCCGATTATCGCCCTCTCGCAGCTATCCCGCCAGGTCGAAAGCCGGGACGACAAGCGCCCTATGCTCTCGGACCTCCGGGAGTCGGGAAGCATCGAGCAGGACGCTGATTGCGTGATGTTCGTCTATCGCGAGGCCTATTATCTGGCCCGATCCGAACCCAAGCCGGGGAGCGCCGGGCACCTCGAATGGACCGACGCCATGACGCTGGCCCAAGGCCAAGCCGAGGTGATCGTCGGCAAGCAGCGCCACGGCCCTATCGGCACCGTCCGCCTCTCTTTTGACGACGACACGACCCGGTTCGGGAACCTCGCGCGGGAGGCCGATTACGAGGCCCAGGGCGGGCGCTTCAGCTATGGGGACGGGAAATGAGCAAGCGCGAGAACTTCTATCGCCGCGACCCCAGCAAGGCCTTGTCCGGCATGATCGGCCTGAGCCTTGAGGAGCGGGGCGTCTATAACACCGTCCTGGACCTCCTCTATTCGACGTGGCGGCCTATCGAGGACGACCGGCGGTTCATCGCCAACTGGTGCGGCTGCGCCGTCCAGAAGCTGAACCCGATCCTCAACCGCCTGATCGAAACGGGTCGCCTGATTACCTTCGTCGAGGGCTCGCGCACCTACGTCTCGGATGAGGCCTTCGAGGCCGAGCGCACCGCCGTCAAGGGTGCCGCACCGACCCGCTCCGGCAGAGCAAAAGTCGAGGAGAAGTCGGGAGAAGTCGGGGAGAAGTCGGCGGGTGTCGGACGGAACTCGCCACTTCTCGGCACCGATAACGCCGGAAATCAATCGGTTGCGGCCCTAGAGAAGACAAGAGAAGACAAGAAAGAACCCCCTAACCCCCAAGGGGGCGAGGCGTTCAACGGCAAGCCGTTTGCGAAAGCCCTCGAGATCGCGGCCGGGGCCGGTTGCGCTTTCCCCGCCCTGGTTGACCGCATCCACAAGGCCCAGCCGGTCGTCGACGGGAAGCGGCGGTCCACAGCGCCGGACGTGCAGCGGGCTTTGACCGGCGCCCTGAAACGCGGCGGGATGCCATGGGCGATCTGGGCGGCGGTCCAGAACTTCTACGCCCTGCCCGCCAGCACGAAGGACGGGGGCCAGTATGCCAACGGGGCCGCCGTGGTTCTCAACGCCGACCGCTGGAAAGAATACGCCGCGCCAGCCGCGGAGGAATCCGCCCCGGCCCCCTCGACCTTCAACTCCCCCCAGGTCCGGGCGAGCATCGTCCACGCGACCGACGAGGACTTCGCCCGCCGCTGGGTTGACCACTACTGCCGATGGGACGGGGACGGCCGGAGGCTCGAAGCCCGGACGCCAGCCGTGGCCGCGGCCCTCGCTAAATCCCTCGCTGGCTGGGCGGATCGGAACTCGGTCACCATCACCGTCGCGGCGGCCAACGACGGGGCGCAAGCCAAACAGGAGCGCGCGGCATGAGAATCCTCGACCTTTTCTCTTGCGCCGGTGGAGCCGGGGTCGGCTATCACCGGGCCGGGTTTGACGTGGTCGGCGTCGATATTGAGCCCCAGCCCCGCTATCCGTTCGCGTTCATCCAGACGGACGTGCTGTCGCTTGATCAGCGGTTTCTTCGGTCGTTTGACGCGATACACGCCAGCCCGCCGTGCCAGCGATATAGCGACCTGGCCAAGCGGAACGGGAACGCCGAAGACTGGCCGGATTTTGTGGCCCCGGTCCGGGCCATGCTTGAGGCGTCCGGCCGCCCTTGGATCATGGAAAACGTCGAAGGTGCGCCGCTGATCGACCCGGTGATGCTTTGCGGGACAATGTTCCCCGGCCTTCGCGTCCTCCGGCACCGCCTGTTTGAGAGCAACATGACCCTGACCGCGCCGCCGCACGGAAAGCATCCTCTGGTCTTCACCCACGACAAGCGGAAGGCTCACCACGGCAAGCTCGATCAGGACACCGCCTTCGTTCAAGTGACGGGGGGGGGCAACTGCTCGGTGGCCAACGCGGCGGCGGCTATGGGCATCGACTGGATGACCAAACACGAACTGAACGAGGCCATTCCGCCCGCCTACACCGAACACCTCGGCCGGCAGCTGGCGGCGTATATCCGCACCCTCCCCGTCAACGACACCACCCCTCAACCGAAGGAGGCCGCAAACGACGGGGCCGCCCTCAAACAAACCGGAGAAGCAGCATGAGCGATAACCCGAAGCGCGTCCGGCTGTCCCGGCAGAAGGGTTGGCGGATGCCCGAGAACACTGTGAAGGTCAGCCGAGGACGCGGGATGCGCTGGGGTAACCCCTTCGACCTGTCGGACTCCTCGCATTGCTGGACCGCCTTGGCGCTCGGATTCAAGGGCGACAAGGCTGGCCGGCGCGCGGCATCGGTTGAGCTGTTCCGCCGCTGGATCAAGGCGGCCGCACCGGCAGGCGTGGCTTGCGGATTTGGCGCCAGCCATGGTGAGGACACCAGCATTGAGATGATCGTGGAATCGCCCGCCATCAGCGCGGGTCAGCCGCCTTCGGTCGCTGAAATCCGCGAGCACTTGGCCGGCAAGAACCTCGCCTGCTGGTGCCCGCTGGACG